TGCGTGACCCCATTACCGCCCATATCTAATATGTTGTACCCGTTAGCTGTAGGTACGATGGCTTGCATAGGCTGTCCCGGCGTTAGTACAAGTGCCGCCGCTATAGATATTGTTGGTGCTAATAGCATTAAAAATAATATGTTCTTCATAGCTTTCTCCTAATGTAAAGTTTTGGGTGTGTCTAAATAAGCACGTATCTCTTTAGCAAGTACGCCTCGTTCATTTCTTTCACAGCTTCTAATTAAATTCTCCAGAGCTTGTACAGTTGCAGTCTTATAAAAGGTATCTAAGACATTCATAAAGTAGTCAGCGTTTGGCTCATCGACTGGTACACTAAATCCTATACCTAGATCACTCTCCTGAATCTTTACAAGTACGTATAACCCCTCATCATCTTCATCACCATCTTCTTCTATTTCTAGTATTTCTAAGTCTTCGTTCATTCTATTGCTCCTCGTTGTATGGGATTAAATTTATGGTGCTCTTGTTTTGCTTTTTTGTATGCCTCACTTGCCTCTTCTGATGTATCAAACCTCCCTACTAAATATCGTGTTCCTAATAACATTATTCTAGCCATCCATTTTTTATCTCTTTTATGCCAAGTAACTCCTGTGTATCCTGAAGTATTGTTTTTAAGCGGTGTCATATTTTGTTTTTGTTCATGCCGAGTAGCTAACCTTAAATTCTCTAAACAATTATCATCTCTAATACCGTTTTTATGGTCAACTGTAAGACCTTCTGGGATAGAACCATACATATAAATCCAAACAAGCCTATGGGCTGAATAGTAAGTTTTATTATATGTTATAGTTATGTAACCGTTTGGGGTTTTATACCCTGCTATTGTATTAGCTTTAATTCTATTGTTACACCTAGCTTTACGCCAAGTAAACTTCCCCGTATCAGGGGCATAGTCTAATAACTCCCTCAATAACTCTTGCTCTATTGTTTTTACTATATACGCCATTTATGCAATAACCTCTTTAAATAAGTCCAAAAGTTTGGTTTGAGATAGTGCCTTATCTTCTAACACACTTAATACTCTCTTTTCCACTGGGGACCCTATTAGATGGACTACTGTGCATTTGTTTACCTGTCCCGCCCGATGTATACGTGCATTTGCTTGTTTGTATGTCTCCAAACTTAAGGTAATACCGAACCAAATAATTGTGTTAGCCGCATGTAGAGTAACTCCATGACTAGCAGATTGTGGTTGAATAACTAGTATGCGTGGGTCTTTGCTAGTCTGGAACTGATTGAATATATCCGCCCTCTTACCAACACTTACCCCACCATGTATTATGTCTACGGTATGCCCTGCATCTGTCAGAACTTTCTGCACCATCTCGATAGTATGTCTAAACATAACAAACACGATCACCTTGTGCGCTGTCTCATCAATAATACTTAGTAGCTCAGTAGATCGGTTCTTAACATCAAACTCAATAACCCCACCTGTATCTGAGTACACAGCACCTGCTGATAGTTGGAGCAATTTGTTCAAAGCTACTGCCGCATTAGCCGCAGATATCTCCTCACCTCCTGCCATCATAAGCATCTCTTTCTTGAGCAACTTGTAGTACTTCTCTTGCTGTGCTGTTAACGGTACATCTCTGGTCTGATACACAAGTTCTGGTAAGTCTAAGCACTCTTCCTTTGTGTACCGTATGGCAGGTTGTAAGATGCTATGTACTATCTCCTCTGCCTCTGGACGGTTCCTAAACACAAACATAGACTGCCGTATCTGTACTAAGTCCCTAAATGCATTGAACGCTCTAGGCACACTCTTGGGGTTCATTATCTTAGCTAGTCCATAGGCATCTACCGGAGACTGCGCCGCAGGTGTACCTGTCAGTAACCATAACCACGTATCGTCCTTGATTAGTTTGTTCAGTACTTTCCAACGCTTAGTAGCTACGTTCTTAAGATGTGTTGCCTCATCCACTACGATCAGATCAAAGCCCCCTGCATCTATCTCATCTTGAACAATCTCTACACCATCGTAATTGATAATGATTATCTCAGCACTACCCTTAATAATCGCAGCTCTCTTATCACGACTGCCATGTGCTATCTCTACTGATCGGTGCATGACTGTTCTGAATAAGTCCCTACGCCAAGCGGCATCCATAATGGATAGAGGGCAGATTACTAGCATACGTCTTATCACACCTAGCTTCATTAGGTAGTCTGCCGCCCAGATAACAGAGTTGGTCTTGCCTGTGCCCATTTCAGATAGACAGAACGCCTTCTTATTTAGGGTCAAGAACTCTGCTGTTACCCGCTGGTGGTCAAAAGGTTTATACATGCCTGTCCACTTATACTGAGTACGGATAGGTGATGGCACATTAGGGAGTTTCATGTTGTTTAGTATATGAGCTTCACCTAAGCCAAAATTAACCCACACTTCTCCTTCAGCTACCAACCTACTTCTATCAATCACTGACGTAATAGCGTCAGGGTCATCAGTTTTTATGGACAGGAGTTTGTCCTGTTTAACTTCTATTATCATTATTTATCCTCTACAGTCCCTTATGGGGACGAGTCAGTAAATCAAATTATTCGTCTAGTATACTTAGTAATGGGTCTCTTGTCAATGGGGTCTCATGCATCCACTTGCGTAACTGATTCTTACAGTTTTTCCTTTCTTGAGACTTAACCCTTATTGCCATCTTACAAAGTGCATCTATATGACGGTCTATTAAACTCTCTGGCAGTCCTGCATCAACTGCCATAGTCTGCACGGATTTTACCGCTACCTCTATCTTCATTTCTTTTTACCTAGAGGCTCATTCTTTTTTACTGTGTGGTCTGCATTACGTGAGAAGGATCGGTTTTGTGAAGGGGTTCTTAGTCTTAAGTTAGCCGCTCCATTACCTGCTTTAGTACCTTTGATATGGTCTATGTCCTTACCCGTTCTGTTTACACCCGCTTTGTCTGCCGCTCTCCTAGCACGTTGCCTTTCCATCCTAGCCTCATGTGCACCGGGACGACTCTTCTCCAGCTCTATCTCACGAGCTACGTTTCTATCTGCTTTGTTTTTGTATGGCATTTTGTGTGTCCCTTTGTTTTACTGCTTCGTTATGTATTATCTGTTCAATTTTCAAATCAAGTTCCATCCGCTTGTAATCCACCGAGTCAGTACGAACGTCATAATATCTATGCGTTGCGTTACTTGTTCTACTTATCCCCATTGTATCTCCCGTTATGTATACACCTTGTAGCTTGACACCACTGACGGCACAAGCCATTAGGCTTAGTATTAAAGATACCTGTTTCGTAAGCTACCTCACGCTGAGTGAGGACTTCTTTTAGCTTGTCAAATATCTCAAATCGTTTATCATACGTGTACTCAGCTTTTATTATCTCTTGCGACACTACAAACAGTAGCATTCCTTTAATAACTTTAAGAGCTGGGTATTTCAAGAACACCGCCGCAGCTAGTAACGCAAGCTGCTTAGGGTCTGCATACTTGGCAGACTTACCTGTCTTATAGTCCACAATATACGCCTTACCTGCCGCCTCGTCTACAATAACTAAATCCGCAATTCCCCGCCAGTATCTATCTTCTGCCTCAAACTCGCACAGTGCGTACTCTCCATCTTCTAACTTAATGCCCAGTTCAAGCTCACAAAACTTATCGCCATTGATATTATTTAATGTATCAAGGTAGCTCTTAATATAGTTGTACTTCTCAGGCAACGGGGTGCCTAATCCTATATAGTGTTCTGCCGCCGAATGGACATCCTTACCGTACAGTGTGGCATCTGTATCAGTAAAAGGAACGTACTTTAAAACCTTATGGGCTTCGTATTGTTTTGGGCAAGTGATAAACTGGCTCAGTGAACTGTATGAGAAGCTAGGTGTTTTCATCGTTGGTGTTTAATTATGTTATCGCCCCAAAGCTCGGACTCTTTATAACACTCAGTGCATATCTTTAAGTTAAGCGAATAGTATTGTCGGAACCTTGAGCACTTATGTGGAGGACAGAACCATCTCTTAAATAGTTTTCTCATTTCTGTTGCACCTCTATTAGTTTAGCTATGTAATGAGCCGCCTTCCCTGCATCTTGAGAGTGCTCTTTCTTACCGTCTCTCATTGAGTATTTAATAATGTTCCCTTTAAGAAAACCTACAAACTCTTCATAAGTTAATATAGATTCCATTACTGTCCAAGGTTGTATTGACATATCTTTATAGTGATCCCCACCAACCTGCATGTCGTCTACACTACTCTTTGCTTTCCATAAGGGTTTCACAGTTGTTTCTTCGGTAATCATTTTATAGTCCTCGTATTGTTTAGGGTAGCACCAAAGGTTTATAGGAGGGAATATGAAGTCAGCCCATTTCATTTTTTAAAGTTTTTTCTTTTTCGTATAGCTCTACTACTTGTTCGTATTCTTCCTCCGTTAATATCATCCTAAGCACGTTTAGTCGTGTTTGCTCAGATAAAGTAACAAATTTTGGAAACGCTTTCATGTACACATTTTCTTCTCTACCCATCACCATCCACTCCTCTCTGCGCTTTCAGTACATTCTTTAGAGCACCACCGCCTACCATCTGTTATAGGGGCGTCACATTCCCAACATACTCCTGAGGCATTCTGGTATATATCTAGGGGTTCACCACGCTGTAAGGCTATCTGCTTATCTAAGATAAGTTGCGCTTGGTCATTAGCTTTGTCTGCAATGTCAGCCATACTGTTCACTTGCCTTAAACGGGTTCTTTCGCTTACGGTTCTTATTGCTTGTCTTATTTGCCATGTCTCAACAGTGTGCTAGTAAA